CACTTGAGCATTGTCAGCAGAGAGTTCTTGTTTACCAAATAGAACACCACCTCGTTGAGATTGTGGTACCCTCATTGGCTTGGTAGCTTGTGTAGCTACACGATTACGAATAGCCGGATCAGTAATGTTAGACAGGACTTGCTGAGTAGGAGCACCAGTACGAATACGCTGTGCCTCTTGCTCAACAAACACATCCACTTTGTCTGGATAATCCCGTTTCCAAACATTCCAGGCCTCTTGCGAAGTCTTGCCAGAAGGAGTGATACGGCCTTGCATAGCCGTATTCCATGCTTCATACAAAGCACGCCCAACACCTTTACCTTTGAACTCTGGATTTACCTTGACAATCTCGACGTTACCGTTCTCATTGAGCATCAGGGCCTGCTCAGGAGTGAGGTTGGACATTAGTTTGCCAACTACAGCATCCCCTACACGAGCCTCATACCCACCTTCAATGGGAACAATCTCCACTTTACGATCACCAATGAGTAGACCACCACCCTGTTTACGAGTCATTTCGTTAAACGAGCGTTTGACAGCATCACCTGTAGCTCCTTCAATTAGTAGGCGCATACCGTCGGCATCCATCTTAGCTACTTCGAGAGCAGCATCAGCAGGAATCTCACCTTGGAGTCGTTTGAGGGCATCTCCACGAGTAGTCCCCGGAGCAAATTTACCACCCTCTCGATTGCGAATTCCAGCAGTCATCTTGTCAATGGCTTCTGTAAGGGCAATCTGATTCTCAGGATCGTTCTTAAAAGCCACAGGCTCAGAGAAACGCTCACGTCCCGGAATGTCACCGGTAGCCATGTCAAGGGGTTTGTTAGGATCACGTGGAAAGTTGACATCCAACTCATCACCAAACAGGTTACGTTGGAGAGGCTGCTGGAGATTCTGCACTTCCATAGAGAGGTCAGCTCGAATAGGAATGCCGTTCTCATCAACACGCCACATGTCCGAGGCCATTTCAGTCTGGTAAGGACTGATAGGACTACGCTCATCAAACTGGTCGAACAGATTCATCTGACCGTCAACAGAGCGTCCAACATCCACAGTGCCGTCTGGATAAGTAACGTCCACTTCAAGGCCTTTAATAGCCCCCTGCTCATTCCTAATAGAATCTACTGCACCAGAGGGTTTCTTAATCCGATTAAGAGCCTTAGCAGTACCTCTAGCCGCCGCCTTAGCTCCAACAAAAACTGCTCCGGGCTCTGCGAGTTCCATTATGGCAGACGTTCCAAATTCACCTAAAGAACGGAGTTCGTTTTCAAGACCGAGTGGGCGGCCAATAAAAGCACCAGCCTCTCCAACTTTAGTCACTGGGTATTGTAAAGCATCACCAACATTCTCTGTGTATTGTTGGCCTTCTTTAGAGGATGGTTTGTATAAACCCAAACCAAAGTTGGAATCCGTAACACGGTTCTGACGCTCAACTGCCTTGTCAATACCCTCACCTTGCATAAGGGAGCCCATACCAGCAAAACCACCAGCAATAGAAGAAACGGTAGGAGACAAAACTGCCCCCACAGTTTCCAAGGCACCAATGCCCTTGTCCAACCAAGAGGACTCTTCTTCATCAAAGGCGTCAAAGGGGTTGTCCCCTGCGGAAGCGTTGTCAAATTGGTCGAAAGGATTTGCCATTGTTATTGTCCTAAGATTTTTTTAGAAGCTCCCGGTCCATACTTCTGATCGAAAGCTGCCGCAAGGGCAGGATTGGACTTGAGCATTTGTACAGCACCAGCAGGGGGTGCCTTAACGGGTGCTTGGGGTGTAGGAGTAGCCTGCGGTAATGCGCCCGCAGTGGGAGGAGTGAAGGTAGGCACACGAGGAGGTACAACTGGAATACCACCAAGAGCACCAACATCAGGCTTACCAGCAGCAGCATCAGGTTTGGTAGTCATAGCAAGACGTTCCATCTGAGCAGCAGCAGTAGCGTACTGAGTGTACATTTCCATGTCACCAGCAGCTTGTGCCTGAAGGGCAGCAGAGCCAAAGGCAGCAGCAGCTTTATCAGGACTCACTTTACCAGACTGAACGGCTTTATAAACATCACCAATGCCCTGTGTTGCAGAGCCTTTAGCAGCAACCCTATTCGAGCTACGAAGATTTTCAAGCTTAATCTGACCACTTTGACGAACACCCTCAAGTTGCAAGTTGTTCTTGTGTGCTTCTTTAGCAGCATCAGCACGGATACCACCCTCTTCCCGCATCTTGATAAAGTCTTTATGCATCCTCAAGAGTTGAGAACCTGCCTCACGTTCCTGTGGATTCTGGCTATAAGCCAGTCGCTGTGCTTCCAACTCCATACCATCAAGGTCAGCCTTACTAGCTTCCATTAATAGCTTACGCTGTTGGGCATCCAGTTGCAAACCCTCAGTGGCCGTGTTAATCCTGTTTTTAACTCCAGCATCACTAGCCTGATAACCAGCTAAGTCGGCATCCGCAGTTCCTTTACGAACACGATCACCATAAGTATCTTGCTTGAACATGTTGTCCAAACCCATACCTTGAGTAGTCTGCTCCGCTTGCAACTGCTTCTGCTTTTGAAACTGCTGTGCCAACCCCACTTGCTCCTGTGCTTGCATAAAAGCACCGGGGTTCATTTCATACATTTTACCGTAGTCGGTATATCCGGGCATGTCCATAACTATTCCTTATGCGTAGAACGTGGTGGGATCAATATAACCTCGATCAAATCCACCCTGACTACCGTTACCAAACAGACCGCTTAAACCACGTTGAGCAGCATCAAAGGCACCACTCTTTTGACCAAGCTGTAGCAGGTTATTGAGTTGAGCGTTTTGCTGCTGACGACGAGCTTGTTGTGCAAGCATTGCTTGATTATTTGCAGAGGTGGAAGCATTCATCAAGCCGGGAGCATACTGAGCTTGCATCTGAGCCAGTTTAGCCTGAAGTTCTACTTCACGTGGACCATACTGACTACGGCGACCAGAGGCAGCATCACGACGATCAAGCTGTTGACGAAGCTGTTGAGCAGCCGCTGAGTTGGCAACGTTTTTCTGATCCTTAGCACCTTGACTAGCCATGTACATACCCGCCAAGCCACCAGCTAATCCACCAAGATCAAAACCTTTACCATCTGCTTTAGAAGTAGGTCCTGGACCGGTTGGATTGCCAAGAGCACGAGCACCTAAACTACCAAGCAAACCACCAATAGGGCCACCAAGGGCAGTGCCAAGACCAGACATAATACCACTCATACCCATTTTGGCAGCTTGGTTATTAGTCATGGTGCCTGTCATGGCTCCCACAGCCGGACCAAGTAAACCACCAACAGGTCCCATTGCTTGCATAGCCATAGGAACACCGATACTAAGAGCCATCTTTCTAGCCCTCTCTTCCGGTGTCATGGTGTCTACTAGAGATATGTCCATGTCTGTTGCGGTTGGGGTTGCAAACATACTAGCTAAACTAGTATTTGCGTCTAGTCCAAAAGCATCTCCGTACCCAGAACCAAAACCACCCATACCAAGACCAACTCCCGGACCAGTATTGAAACCGCCGTAGGCGCTATCTGGACCCATGTCAGAGCCATAACCGTTGTAACCACCATCACCAAAACCACCTAAGCCAAAGCCAATACCGGCTCCTGCACTTGGTCCAGTGTTGCCACCACCATAGGCGCTATCCGCACCTGAGTCGGAGCCATAGCCTCCATAACCGCCACCTCCTCCTCCTAGTCCACCCATACCAGATCCATAGCCACCACCGCCACCGCCATATCCAGCAGAGCCTGAGCCATCACCACCTCCAAGACCACCACTGCCCCCATAGCCATCATAGACTAAGCGGACACCTTTAACGTAGCCATCGTGTTTAGATTGAATCTTCATTTTATTCCTTTAAGTCAATGTAACGCTCTTGAGCGTACCGCCATCGTTTGCCCATAACTTGACAAGACCAGACGTTGTGTTTTTATAGAGAGCCCATTGACCTGATGCAATGTCGGCAGCTACTGGGTCTGCTGCTTGACTAATAAAGCCGGTTGCCCGAGTGTGTTGTGTCTGGGTTAAGTGATAATACTGACCAGCGGTACCACCTTGTAACCCAGATAAACTATTGTGTGGTCCTGCCGTTAATGCAGCATGCTGTGCTGCTGTTAAGTGGTAGTATTCACCAGTAGTACCTCCCTGAAGAGATTGGAGGTTATTGTGTGCCCTAGAAGCAATGTCGGTAATAGAGCTACCAGAGAAATTGATGTTGGACCAGAGAACAGAGATGCTACCCTGATTAACAATAGTTCTTAGTTTTTCGTACCAGTCATTCCAAAAGGAGTGCCCTGGAGGCACGCCCACTGGAGTTGGTGGAAGAAGGACAGCCATTACCGACTCCCAATGTTAAAGTCAACTTCCAGCTTCTCAACTCGATGTGGAGCATTCTCTGTAAAGTCTAGTTTAAAAGCTCGACGACGAAACCGTCCCCATCGATGTAAAATAGGAGCTTCTTGATTTAGGTTGACTGATCGTGGAGTAGAGTAGGTTTGATAATCATCATCAGTAAAACTAATCAAAAGATTAGCATTACTAGGTGGACGGTCCGCTACAACTAAAACACGAGACATGTATTTCTCATGCATGGTGTCAAACATTTGTTTCTCAGTTTGAACAGTAACTGTGAAGTTAACACCATCATCTTGATAAATATTTGGACTGAAGTAATACATTTTGGTATCACCTTCCAAGACCACAATGGACGAGTTACCCACTCCATTGATTACCATGTTCTGTGCAAACTTGGACTGAAACACACTAGTTTGCTTAAAGGCCATTCGAGTCCAGATACCAGTGTCCATATCCATACAGTAAGTGATTAAACCTACTTTAAGAACGTAGAAGTTGTGACCATTCTGTGAAATGATGCAGCCTTCAAAAGCTGTGTTTGGTTCCAAATAGCGACGTAAAGGAGGGCTTCCGATCATTTCTAATCTAAAGTCTTCTACTTTCATCACCTGTGGTTCTGTGTTTGCTGCCTGACCTACAAAATAAATTGCATTGTCATGAGCAGCCAGTCCACCAAGATAACCAACTTGTTTTAATGGAGTGTCATTACGATTGAGTGGAGAGCCACTAGCATTAGCGGCATCAAAGAAGTATTCAATAGAAGCCGTACCAAAGGCAACAAGGTAGTTGTTCAGCCTAGAGATACGTACTAAAGTATCAGGGAGCATTTCTGCTGTAATGAAGTCACCAGCAGTATACAGTAATGGATTGTCTAGGTTACTGTTGTAAATATCTGACGTACCGTCTTTAATTACAAAGAGATAACCGTCCAAATAAACCACATTGGGTTTCATTGGTGTGGGTAAGTCTGGAGAAGTGCTGTTTACAACTACGTTAGAAGAATCAATGGTGATAATACGAGAGCCATCGCAAGCCACAATCTTTACATCACCAGAAGCAAAGTAAAACTCAGTCCAGCCAACTTCACCAGTAGTAGTGATGAAAGGAGTCACCGTAGTGACCAAGGCCCCAGTAGATGCTGTGACAATGGCAATTTTATTATCATAGGCAACAAAGTATTTGTTCTCTTCTTCCCAGTAAAAGATTCCACGAATCACTGCACTGGGGCTTTCAAACGGATAGGCAATTAAACCCTCCCGTTTCATGAAGACATACTTGTTAGTTTTAGTTGCCTTGTCTTGAACGATGTCGTAGAAACCATTCAGAGCAATAACGTCCTTTGTGCCAGCAGCATCCCGGTTATCCATCGCCATGATGAGTTCGACATCTTTTGTCTGATAGGTACTTTGAGATGGTGCTTTGTTAAAAGCCAAGACGTTCTCCTGTTAACCGTTAGTAGAAGGACTAAAAAACAAAGAGCCTTCTTCAGTTCCAAAGTCAAGTGCTTGTGACAAATGCTTCGTTGCTTGTTTTTCAATCCACTGCTTATCTGGAAGGGGTAGTGCATACTCATCAGCAAGTAGAAGGGCCAAATTGTAGATCAAAGCATTCTGCCACTCTTGAGGGAAGTCAGGAGTGTCACCAGAGGCCGTAAACACGTCATAGGGCGCTTGATACGTAATGGTAAGGGTACCAGTAGCAGTTGAGGGCTTAGGCCACACAGACACCACACCATAGTTGATGAACGGCTGATACTTGATACTAACCACTGTTCCTTGTGAGTTGGAAGGCAGGAGGTTAAAGTCGTAGCTGGCTTTAATCTCAACATCTTGCTGACTACCAGAACCAGTATACTCAAAGGTAGCTTCTGAAATCTTCATTGGGAACGGTACATCAATAGTACGTCCAACTCCAATAGTGTAATCACGCTGACCCACTACCATAGGAATAGCCAGTTCAGTTCGTTTCCAAAGAGGCATTCCCAAAGTAGCAAACAACTGAACAAGTGTGTTTAGAGCTTCTGCTCCAGTAGATGTTTGTTCTGGGTTAGCAGTAGTACCCTCACCAATAACACCAATCTTGCGAAGTGCTGCATTGATGATTGAATCTCTGCTCATTTCTAATACAGTTACTCCGCTAGTAGCCATTACTTAGTCACTCCCATTTTCTTTTCAACAGTACGTAATGTACCCAAACCAAGCATACCACCAAGAACAAACAAAAGAATGTCTGTATCAACTGGAGGTGGGGCAGGCCAGTTGTTAATTGTAGAAATCCATGCAAAGACATAATGTAAGATTGCAGCGTAAGCAAAACCAACACCAGATACCCAACCTACAAAGGGCCTCCATCCAGCCACCCATACAGATTGGTGTTGAGCTTCTTTAGCATTGACTTCAAGCTGACCAATGACCTTTTGTAGATCACCAGCCTGTGCCATCTTAAACAACTCCATCTCAGCTTCTGCCCGTTTCTGAGGATCAGGAAGCCAGCGATCAATTAGAGTCTTACCCAGTTCAAAGATTGGACCTAAAAGTAATGGGTTCATTTGTCAGCCTTACGATCTAATTTATCACGAATTTCCCGGAACATCTCACGAAGCTCTTGACCTAGTTGATTGAAGTCGTCCCGTTGGGCGTACTTTGTTGGAAGTTCCTCACGAAGTTTTGCCAAGTCGGTTTTAAGTTCTTGAACAGCATTCCAAAGAGTTTTAGCAAACCATCCTAAAACAGCTTGTGCAGCAGCAAGAATACCCCCTGCAATAAATAATATAACAGTCAAATAATCCATAAATACCTTAGCTTTTAAAAACCCAAGCCGACAAAGTTCCAGAAGTTAAATCAACAGCGGAACCTTCCCGGTTATATAAAACTACCCGCACTGTGTTTGCAGCAGACACATGACCAGAGATAAGAATGTTTCTAGTTCCAAGAGTAGAAAAAGACACGGCCACCGCGTCACCAACAGCCGCACCAGTGACCGTAATGTTGTTGTTCAAAACAGCACCGTCAGCAAAAGACACAGGATCCCACGTCACACTACCAAAAAGAGCTTGAACCGATCTAGGAGAAACTGTGTATTTGTCACTTGGAATTCCTGACGATGGGTCGTTGTCTTGAAAGATGGTGTTAGTAGTTGAACCATAGAACACACAAGTTTGTGCTCCCGTGAGGTCGGCAAATCTATTAGAGCGGAAAACAATACGATCATTTGGTGTTGTTGCATCGTTAAAATTACAAACTTGGGTCGAGTTTGCATTAATAACGTTTTGCTCAATCGTGACTCGACGATTACCCAGCCCATTGTTACCAGAGATTGCTCCATTAACCCAAAGCTCAATATAGTTTTGAGAGATGAGAATACCCTCAGTACCATCCATGTCAATGGCTTTGTTGCCATTACCAGAACCCTCAAAATCATTACTAACAACATTAATGTTTTGTCCACGATCCATAGACAAACCAACAAATGAAGCTTGGTTGTTACCAATAAAATCGTTGTTAGGCCCACAAATACCTGCATTACAGCCAACAGAGGAAGCCGACAGAAGTCGAATGCCGAAGGTGTGGATGTTCTCAAACTTACAGTCACTAACCCACCAGAAGTACACGTTGGTCATTCTGATACCAGTAGCACCGGAAGCTGTGAAATCATAGAAATCACAAGAGTCTACCTTGACAATATCTCCCTTGTCAAAATGCAGAGCAGCAACAGCAGTTGCAGTACCTTGGAAGCCCATGTCCTGAATGCGAATCTTCATGACGTTGGTAGACAACTTAGAGCCATAAATCCGAGTGGCACCAATAAAGGCACCGTCAACACGGATAACTGACACACGGCGACCAGCACCCTTGATAATGGTATTAGCAGGAATGTTTAGTGAACTGGTGATGCGATAAGTACCTTGAGGAAAATAAACTTCCTGCGCCATATTCAGAGCATTCTGAATAGCTGTAGTATCGTCAGTTGTGTTATCACCAACCGCACCAAAATCTTTCACAGACACATACTGTCGAAGTTTTGCTCGAACATTAGTAGCTGTTGCTCCTGTTCCTCCGGGAGTGTAGGTTACGTTCAGAGCATCAACAGCCAAACTACCAAACTCATCTACAATTTCCTGCACTGCTGCTTGCACGTTGGTTGAAGCCACAAATCCATAAGGAGTAACTTCAATCTTACTGGCTTCGTGTACAGTAGTTCCTATTGGTGGAGCATCATTAAACACATGGTCGTTTACTTCATTGAGCCAAGTAGACGCAATGACAGTGCCCGGATTAAAAGTAGTATCTGCCATTTAAGTTCCGTTTTTTAAAGCTAAAAGAAGTGGATAGGATATTGAGTTTTCGTCTGCTAAAGCACAATCGGCGGTTGCTAGATCAGCATAAGCAGAACGTTCCCAAAGATAGCAAACCTCAATAAAAGCATCTGGTGGATTAGGTCTAACCCAAGAAGGTGTCACTCTTTCTGGACGAACTCTAATAAAATCTTGGGGGTGTCGTTGCTCATAATCTTGTGAGCATACCATCAACCCCCGCCAATCTTTTTTAAGTTCGGAACTTTTAAACTCAAAACCACATACATCACATAGAGCATTCCACTGACCTAAAATAAGATGGCTCATATAATTCCTTAAAGTCCTAAGCCCATTTTCATACTGAGTCTTTGCTGCTTACCACTAGTAACTGGTAGGGGATCACCTGCTCGGTACACAGTAAACGGATAGAATGTTTGTGTGTTGGTAAACGTAGTGAATGTCAGATTAGTAGCAGCTTCATTAGCAACTGTAAAGGGCTCAAACGTGTTTGTATTAGTAAACAACGTAAACGTCAGGTCTTGTGAACCATCTGCCGGGTCTAATGACACCAACTGTGGTGATCCCACGTTTGTACCATCAACCTCAAGTTGGTAGTAAAAACTGTCTGCGGATAAACCAACCCAGATAAACGAACCATTCTGGTAAAGAGTCAAACTACCAGTGTCTGCTACTGGAGTAGTAATGTTGTAGCTAAACCATTTAGCAGCATCTGCTGGCAAGACAACATCGTTGTACAAGAAACCTTCTTCTTGCACTCCCGGAATTGCAACGGTGTCGTCTACAATGTTTTGACCAGTATCACCAGCACGGTAGGTACTAGTTGTCAGAGTCAACGCAGTACTACGATTACCTGCTGCATCGTATGCACGAACTCTAAAATTGTACGAAGTAAGAGCAGTTAATGCAGTAAACGTAAAACTGTTGGTTAGTGAAGTAAATGGGTACGTAGCACCATTATCAGAACTCCATTCATAACCAGTAACGGCTATGTTGTCAGTGGCTGCTGCTGAAGTGGTTAATGCAACAGTAGTGTCTGTTTTAGTCACAAACCCAAGCGTAGCGGCACCAAAGTCTGGATTAGATCTAAACGAGTAGTTAAAGAACGCTCAAAGCCAGATAGAGGCTGTGTTTTGTTTGATAGTTCTGCCATTTCGGCAGCGGTCAACGCACGATTCCACTGTCGAATACGTGCGTAGTCAAGTGGCGCAGTCGTTGACCCAATGTTGGTCATCCAGTCGTTGTTTCCACTGCCGCCGTAGGTGATCGCAGAGGTGGGGTCGTCAACCACGTTGGACGCTGCAAGCACACCGTCAAGATACAGATACAAGCCGGTGGAGTCAATCACCAAACCAGCGTCAAACCACTGCGATGTGTCGCCGTGCGTAGCAGTGATTGCGCGAATGCCGCCCGAATATCCTTTGTTTGCTCGAATGTTGTTCTGGCCTGCCGCATCGCCGGGGTTGATCGTCAGGTCGTAAGACACAAACGATGGGCCCGTGTTGCCCTGCCAGTTTTTCCCGATGATCGTGCAGTAGTCACCAACAGTGCCGGTGCGGCGCACGCGCGTCCAGAGCGTCACAGCAGCAGACCGCTGCTCTACAAAGTCAGGAATGACGAACGCTCGCGCTGTGCTGGTTTGAGTGCGTGCAAGTCCCTGCTCGGACGCAACCAGCGAGCCTGTGACGGTCATGTCACGGCGATAGGCCTGCTCTTTAATTCCCAAAGCAGGGTCAATGTCATACACCAGCCCACGAGCAAGAGAGGAACCACGCCGCAGCGCGATTGCTTGCCGGGGCGGGGCAAAGCGTGGTGGTGTTGCGGACATGGTTTAGGTCGAGAGGCCGGTGTAGGTGTGGTATTTTACGGCATGACCAGAAGAGGCTAGAGCAGCGCCAGTGTGCTGTTCTTGACGATCACTTTCATGTACGGAGGAACAAAACCCAGCGCAGCACGCACGCTGAACACGTCACGCTGCAACGTGGCATTCGTTCCCATTGGCAGAGCGCCCAACAGACGAAGGTTGGGTTCATCCGTTGCGGTCGTGCCGCTAACCGGGCCGGTGCCAAAGTTCGTGCCGTCCATACTGGCTTGCAGGAACACGTACAGGAAGCTCGGTGCAGTAATCGTGCCGGGCGTTGCCTCAACCACAATCGCCACGTCCAACGGGTCGATGGCCGACACGTCAATAGTTCCGGCGTTGACGTAGGTAGCACTTGCCAGCGAGTTAAGAGCGGTCGAAGTGAGAGTGGTTGAACCGCTTGCGGGTTCAGTGATGGTTGCCATAATTTGTCCTTAAGAGGGATAACTAGAAGTAAAAGCGTTTTTTGGATTGCCAGTAAAGGATGTACCGGCAGAGACTACTCGTGCATCTGCATCAACTCTGGCGCTGTTCACCAGAGAAATGCCCACGGCCTCAAGGTGTCGCAAGCAGCCGCGAATGTTTGCGAGGTAGGTTTCAGGGCCTCCAGCGCCTTCGTAAGAGATGCGCGGGCTGAAGTTGTTGAGGATCATGAAAGTGGCCTCATCTCCCGTGCTGGTAATGTCCAACGGACTGCCGCCAGGCGTTGCCGAGAGCTGCCACGTTGATCCAGTCGTATTGACGGCGTACAGCTTCTGACGCGCTGCAATCGAACTGATGCGGGCCGGGTTGCCCGCCACTACATCGCCGTTCGCTACGGAATAGCCCGAGTTAGCACCGCTCTTGGATACAAAATCGGTCGTTGCGTTGAATGAAAGCACGCTGTCCGTGATCTGGAAGTACACGTCTTCGATCTGCTCGGCACGCTTGCCTGTTTCGTCCCACATCAGCGCGTTCAAGCTGAAAGCTGCTGCAAAGTCGCGGTGGTTCTTGATGGCCGCCCAATACTTGGCAAAGTGCGTTGATGCTGCCAATGCCTGCGAACTGCCCGAAATCGAATACTGGTGGGCCAGCGAGTTGCACAAGTAGCCGATACACCAAGGCACATCCACCGGATTGATGGAGACAGGAATCAGGCCAAAAAGTCCATCGTCTTGATAGCTGGTCGGCATGTACGACACATAGGTTGTAAGCGCCGTGTAGTTCTGCTCAACCGAGTCATTGAAGTAGGACTTGATGGCCGTCCCTTTGGGGCAGACCGTTGGCGAGATTGCAGCTGCTTGGGCAACATCACGCAGCATCCAGGCCGCGTAACGCTCCAAATCTTGGCGAAACAAGATGCCCGAAGTCTTGTAGCTGGTGCCTGCAATGACCGAATCTCGAGCGTGAAACCCGCCGTTCTTTGCGCCGTCCATGATGGGTGGCGAGGTCTTCCACTCGGTTCCATTGCCCGGTGGAATAATCATGATGAAGCTGTTGGCCTGCTCGTGGAGCTGGTCCAAGAACTGAGGCTCTCCCGTCAGCAGGTACGGGAAGTAAGAGCCCTGCGGGCGGTGGTGACCGTCGTATTCCTCAAGCCACAAATGCCCAGCAGGGATTGCGCTCACGCCCACGTTAAACGGCGAATCCCAGTATCGATAGGTTGGCTGCACAGTACCAAGGCCGGTGTAGCTGGCTTGCGTGTCATGGACAGCGGGAGGCATCAGGGTTGAAGACACACGCAGGCCGGTCCTCCAGCCACCCGTTGCCAGACCAGCCACACGAACGTGACGCTCGGTGTTGGCTGTGGGCGCAATAATGTGACGCGAGAACCATGATGGGAACACGCCAATGTCTTCGCGCTCACCCGTGGTGCCAGTGGATCGCGTCATGCCGCCATTGCACATCGGCACATAGTCAATGCTAGATGGGTTGGTGATCGACAAAGACACGTCATAAGGCGGTACCATGCGCGACTTGACAAAGTAGGTCTTGTCCTGCACCACGCGAACGGTGCAATCAGCCGAAGCCGACCCGCCACCCTGCAAAAAGTCCCATTTGGCGTCCGTGCCGCATGTGTAGACGCTGGCGTAGTGAGGGAGCGTGATCGTCCCTTGGACGGCCTCGCTAGCGTCAACGCCCTGCAAGGTGCGAACGGTAGTTGCGCCTGACTTGAGAACAGCGGTGAAGTCGCGCTTTGCAACAGAAGGCGATGTGATGTCGGTCCAAGGCTGTGCAATGCGGCCAAGGTAACGAAGACCCAACAGGCCGTTGCTGGAGTTCTGCATGGCAATGGCGTAATGCCAGCAGTGCATTTGCCCGTGAGCGGAGCCGGATTGCTTGAACCCGCCGCCAATGCGGTAAACCTTGCCAGCAGGCCCATCGCCGATCACCACAATCTCGGTCGCGTCAGTGATCGCGGTGTTCAGCGAGGCCGTCCATACACCTGACAGGTTGGTGACGCCTGTGAGTTCCGTCTTCAGGTCAGCAGCGGTGAAATCAGACGTGCCACGGCTTGAGGCAGACGGAGCAGAGCCGCCGTTTTTGACGTTGATCGTGAGAGTGCCCGAGCCTGCAATGGTAGTTGGGACCTGAATGATTGCTCCACACCACTTCATCGACCCATCAGGCCAATGTGTTATTCCCCACAGTGTTGCTGGACACGGCGTGTCGTCCGTGAGCTGGAACTGTGGATATTGACCAGAAGGAATGTCGCCTTGTTTAAAAGGCTGTCCAAACATAGGACTTACAAAGTTAGCCGTCTGTGTACTACCAGAGGTGTTTACTAACGAAAGAGTAGTTACTACACTTGCAAAAGGGATTGGTAAGCCAGCATATAACGGAGTACCGGGAGTAAACGTATAGCTATCTGGGGTTGCTACAGGCATGTCAATCCTTAAAGTTGAAAGATGCCTCCGGCACCCCATGTCAATGTAATGTTGTTTCCATTAGGAGTAACCGGCAGACCGGTAACACCAGTGTCAAGGTAGGCTACCAAACGCCAAGTAGTATTGGCTCCAGCATTCTTGACAAATAAAACTACGGCTTCTGAGGTAGCACCAGTGACTGAAGGAATAGTCGAGTTAGCCGCGTCAAAAGCACCATTAGTAAACGTTTTGGTTCCAAGCTCAATTTCTGTTCCAACTTGTCCAGCCACAACAGAAGAGAAGAATTCATGTGCAGCACTATAAGTATAAGTGCCCGTATCAACAAGAGCAGCGTAAACCCCAGTAGTACCGGAGCCGTCTAGTGCCGCGTTAGCTGTGCCTTGAAGCCGAGCTTCTTTCCATTTGGGATAGAGTGCGTTTGCCATGTTTAATAGAGTCCGATAATTGCTGAAGCAGTGGTCCCAGTGGAAAGCACTTTGTCAACTTGAAAAGGGGCAATGCCAATGGGCACCGCTGTAAAAGTAATAACCATATCATCAGCCATACGTACGGCCAAGTCACCAGAACCACCAATATAAAGGCTGCGAGTAACTGGGAATACAGTTGAGTCGTTAGGTATAATGGCAACAGCGCCATGAGCAGATACCGTAGCATCTGAGGATCGATAAGCACTCATAAGTTCTCCAAAAGAAAAGGGGCCGAAGCCCCTTTTGGTTGTTACTCAGCGTAGTAAATATCTACGTAGAATTCACCAGCCGTGGGGTTACCCGTAGTTGCTGTCCCTGTGAACAGAAGGCTAATGTCGGTACGGTTGTTAGAATCGTAACCTTGATGAGTCGTAACCGAAGTCAGAGCACTCGTAACACCCGCAGTGGGAGTCAAGATGTCTGCTGCGTTTACAAACGAAGTAGCTGCGCCAGTGACACCAATAGACAGCGTAGCTGCCGAAATGGAGTTACCAGAGAGTTGCGTCTTTTTCCAAAAACGAAACTCAAGGATGGTAGACTGTGCAGGAAGCACAGCCTTCACTGACGCCGTACCACCAGTAACCACATCTGCAAACGTCAGTTTAACGGATTTAACGTGAACTGATTTGTTATTGCTAGTTGCGGTGACGCGATTGTCGGCGTAGTCAATTGCCATTATTAGGCCCCGGCGCTACCGTAAATACCACGCCAGTCAGTCCAACCAAACGAATAACGACCGGTAGCCTTGAATTTAGCGTTCTCGGTATCGAAGTCGTTGTCCATCTCGAAGGCATCAGCACGGCGCTCGAAATACTTCAGACCATGTTTGACGTTGGTACGAATGAACCAAGCATCCGTATCAGTCAGGTAGTGGTTCGTCACAATCTTTGGCACAATACCCATGGTCTTGAGTGCGTTCAGATCATTCAGATCAGTACCAACACGACCATCAGAAGCAAGGATACGCTTGGCTTCAAACATCAAAAGATAATCAGGCTCTCTGGGCGCACAGCAATCAACAGACCACGGTCGTTGGTGAAACCGGCAATGTCAATGCAAGCTTGTTCCAGCGAAGCTTCCGACAAATCGGCAGCCGTAGCGATGATGTTGCTCTGGGTACCACCAGCGATGTTGGGGTGCGAAGCCGAAATCATCGCAACACCGTCACCACCAAGGTAAGAACCAGAGAAGGCACGATTGTAGACGTTAGCGCCCACAATTTCCTTTGTCTGACGATGAGAGAAAGCAAGACCCTGTGCCTTACGCTGACCCACCACATCGTACTGGTCGTCTTCCATCATCTCTCGCGTGATGATAAAGCCCAGTGCATACACAACGTGCTGGTAGCGCGTTACGAAAGCCTGTTGCTCACTGTCATACGAGATAGGAGCACCCTCACCCTTTTGAACCGCAAGGCCAAAAGACGAGATACCCACATCCTCTTCCCAAGCTTTAGACGAGCTAAACTTGTCAAACAGGGACGTGTATTCAACCGAATACTCATCATATGCTTTACCGTACCAAGCGTTAACGCCGGGCCAGAGGGCTTTTGCAAAAGAGCCACTATTAATCACACCACTCATTTTTGTTCCTTGTTAACTATTAGACGCCAGTAGAACCGGTACCACCTTTGTACTGATGGTTATTAATCATCACATACGCACGGGTAAAGGCATCACCGATGTTGTTGTCCACACGAGCAGGGAAACCCACGATTTTCATCGGGAGGGTTGCCGTAACAGCGGCGGTGCCGATGTCAAGAGTCATGCCGGACGCACCAGAAGTCGTAGAACCAGCAGCCACATCCATCTCAGCATTCAGACCAACCACAGCAGTCGTGAGAGCGCCGTTAGAGGTTTGAGTTTCAAAGACGAGGCTCGGATCATCAGCCACCAGAAGGTAGCGATCCGTCAGGGTACGACGATACACTGGGGTATTCAGATCAGTGACAGGAGGCACGTTTTGCGTGTCGCCCATACCAGAGAACAAAATACCAACCACAACACCAACAGCCGCTTCAGTAGCGCCGCCTGCGTGGCGAGCCACGGTAGGAACACCAGAAGGACTACGAGCGTCGCCGCCCAGTTTGACCAAGTCACCAACCATGATGACGTCTGCGTTAGAAGCAGGAACAAAATACACACCGGCTTGGCCATTATAAGGCGCACCGGTAATAAACTTAACAGGACTCAGCCCGTTAATACGCGAAACACTTGCCATTAGTATTCTCCATTTAGCAAATAAATTTTGATTCCTAATGGCACATATAGGGTTAATCCCTAGAGATTTTCAATTCTCCGTATGTACCATCAAGAGCTTTAGCTTTAGTGGCACGTTCAATCTCTGCTACTTGACGTAGCTTTGCAGCTTCGTCCTCATCATACCATTCTTTTTTAATTCGCATGGCGTAAGCTTTGGTTCCCTGACCGACCGAAATCGTTTTCTTGGAACCCAAAGAAGTAGAGGCATTGACACGCTTGTCACCAACCTCAACAGCGTCATCGGCAACAAGCTCATAGCCTGCTTCGAGAAACTGCGCGATACGATCATCTGTGTCGTTCACGATTCGGTAATGATAATTGGGGTCTTTCCCCTTTACCGTAAGGATGTTACGCTGACCAATAGAGGTTCGCGTAGGTCGGCCACTCGGCGCTTTAGAAATAGCTTCTTTATTTTGGTTCATATTATCGTCCACTCACTTTCTTCAGTTCTGCAATGTACTCTGCTTCCGTCATGACTTTCTGACGCACGAAGTTGTTCATAATGCGCCGCTCATCAGCGGAGAGTTCAAAACTGGAGGAACTTTTACCACGGGGAGTCGAACTCTCGACACCGGAAGGGCGGTCCTGACGAGGATTCCGAAACTTGTTCGGAAATTCTTTCCGTACTTCCTCTTCAACCTTCTTTAAAACTTGCGGAGGCGTCAGGCCATCCCGTGCAAGTTCTGCACCCAATGCATCAGCAAAGGCTTTCATTGGAGTGTTGGTTGTGTACCAACTGTTACGAGCAGTCCACTCAACGAAGACTGGGTGTTGTTCACCGGCTTCAATAGTGGGCTCAGGTTCTGCTTGAAGTTGTCGTTGCTGCTCTTTAACCAAATCAATTCGGTCGTCGGCTGCAATCACTGCATCAGCATCACCCTCTTCGAGAGCAGCTTTTTTCTGTGCTCGGAGAGTTTCGAGAGCACGTTTGTACTCAACCTCACGTACATCTGCGTGAAGCTTTTTCATTTCCACCAGAGCACGTTTAACGTCTTTTAGTTCACGATTCTGAACTTCAATCTTCTTGAAGAGTTCACCACGGCGCAAGAACTCAGCAGCATCTACCCACTTGTGTTCATCACCATTAAATTCTTCTTTAGGAACCCATCCAGAGTCAAGAGCTTCCTGTTCTACAGGGGAGACTTCTGGTTGGGTGCCTTCACCTTCTGCGGGGGTGTTATTTTCGAGTTCCATGTTATCCTTTAATGATGCAAATGAGGTCTTCGTCGAATTTGTTCGACTTCCGAGCGTTTTCTGTTCTGGTTAGAAGTTGCATATTCCACGGTACGTGTAAACCACAGACT